ATCACTGGTGCAGATAGTAATACTGGTATGTCTCCTATCGATTGGGGTTCATGGGAAACTACTTGGACTGGACAGAGTACAACTCAGGGTCCTGCTATTGAATCTATTACTAGACAAACTGGATCTAGAAGTACCTCTGTAAGAGGTCAATTCACCCGTGGCCCTGGTATCCCTCGTGGTCGTGGTATTCCTATTACTACAACAACTACAATTGATAGTAGAACTACTACGTTTAGAAATCAAACAACTACTACAACTAGAAATCAAAGTAGAGAAGGTATTCAATTTAGAGTTGGTGAAAGATTCGATTCTACAAGTTTGGGTGACAAGGTAGTTTCTACAGATGTCATTGCCACAATGAGATCTAGAAATATTGAATTTATTACTAGAAGATTGAAGCCTAATACTAGACTTTATTCATTCTTCGATAATATCGATATGAGTAAGTACACTGTACCTAAACTCATTGAAATTGAAATGACTAGTGGTACTTTTGGTACTGGTGAAGTTGTATCTGGATCTCTAGGATCTGCAAGTATTAGATTTAGACTTGCACAACAAAACCATAAGTATGGTCCATATAATGTTCCAACTGAAGTTTATAAGATTAACCCATATTCACCTGCTGACGGATTATCTGCAACATATTCTTCTACTGCAACTGCTCTAAACGTTGATACTGCATCGCTAGAACTCCAATCTGCATCAGGATATTTTGGATATGTTGTTAAGGGTATGAAACTGGTTGGTCAATCTAGTGGTGCTATTGCAACTGTTAAAGACGTAAGATTAATCACTGATCAAGCTGGTGTATTGATTGGATCTTTATTTGTTCCTGATCCGATTACACCTGCAACACCAACATTTGACACTGGTACAAAAACCTTTACTCTTACTTCCAGTTCTACAAATGAAACTATTTCTGGTTTCACTGATAGTTCTGCTGAAACTAACTTTACTTCTCAAGGTACTCTACAAAATGTAGAAGAATCTACTTTGAGAATGAGAAATGCAGACGTTCAAAGAATTCCTAGATCAGATTCCAGATCAATTACTGAAAGTGATACTAGATTAGTTGCTGATACTACGTTTAGTCAAAGAACTACACAGCAAACAAGATGGGTTGACCCCCTTGCAGAATCTTTCGAGGTTCCTGATGTCAATGGTGTTTTCCTCACTAAGTGTGATGTGTTCTTTAGAACTAAAGATACTAAGAGTCTCCCAGTTACTCTTCAAGTAAGAACATTGGAAACTGGTTTACCAACACAAACTATTCTTCCGTTTGGTGAATCAATTCTTGATCCAGATCAAGTTGTTCTCTCTAATGATGGTACATTAGCAACAACTTTTGAGTTCCCCTCTCCTGTTTATTGTGAGGGTGGTGGAGAGTTTGCATTGGTTCTTCTTTCGGCATCAAATGAATATCAAGTATTCATCTCAAGAATGGGTGAAGAAGATGTAACCACGGTAAACAAACCAGATTCCGAAAAAATCATTGTTTCTCAACAACCACTTCTCGGTTCTCTCTTTAAATCACAGAACGGTGCTACATGGGATCCTTCACAGTTTGAAGACCTTAAGTTCACTCTTTATAGAGCAGAATTTAACGCTGCACAAGCTAATGTAAGATTCTATAATCCAGATCTTGATATTGGTAACAGACAGATTGCATCATTGAGGAGAAATCCAATTGATATGGTTGCAAGGAATGTAGTTGTTGGTATGGCAAAGAGTCTTTCTTCCAATGAAACTACGGCTTTACAGCCAGGTATTACCATTAAACAACAGAACAATAAAGACTTTAGTTCCAAACTTTCTAAAGTTCTAGGTGCTGTTGGTATTGGTAGTGATCTTGTATTGAGTTCTGTTGGTGCAGGATTTACTAACGGATCTATTGTTTACACTAATGTTCCTCTGATTGCTAAAACTGGTAGTGGTTCAGGTGCAAAGGCAAGTATTCATGTTAATGGTGGTGTTGCAGTGGCAGCAACGGTTTCTATCGGTGGTACTGGATATGCAGCGGGTGATGTGTTAACTGTTAATTCAGCTGATACTGGTGGATTTGGTAAGAATCTTCTTCTTACTATTCCTAATAACCCAGGCATTATTACATCATTCAATACGTTAATTATTGATAATATTCAAGGATCTCCAAAAGTTGATTCTTCTTCCAACCTTTTCTACGTTGGTGCTGGTGGATCTACACTTCTTACGGGTGCAACAGTTAAATTTACAAATACTGCATCTGATGGATTGCATTTTAGAGTTAAACACTCTAACCACGGTATGTACTCTGGATTAGATAGAGTCGAATTGTTTGGTATTGAAAGTGATATCAAACCAGAAAAAATTACTGCTGCATTTGATTCTGCATCTACAGATGATATTCCTGTTACATCTGTTGGTATCTTTACTGGATTTGAAAATTATCCAGTTGATGCAAATAACCCAGGATATGTAAAGATTGGACAGGAAATTATTAAGTATACTGGTGTTTCTACTAACAATTCCTCAATTACTGGTATTACCAGAGCAATTGACGATACTAAGTCTGGTGATTATGATCCCAATGATGTGATTCATAAGTATGAGTTAAATGGTGTTTCACTTAGAAGAATTAACTGTCAACATAGTTTTGAATCTACAGATGTTGGAAATTATCCTGTAGATATTGACCATTATTGGGTTAGGGTCGGTGTTTCTAGTAGAGGTACTAATCGTGCTGCTGGTTCTGGTACACTCCCAGAATTGTATTTTAATGAAACAAAATCTGCAGGATCTTACGAATCTCAACACTCTATTGTTGGTTCACAAAACGTACCTAGAGCAACACAAAACATTCCTTACAATTCATTGAGAACGAATGTTTCTATCCTTCAACCAGAAGGAACAGGTGCATCTGCAAGGGTTAGGACCTTTACAGGTAATAGTCCTGATGGTTCGGATCAACCCTTTGTTGATCAAGGATTTGAACCAATTTCCCTTAACAGTAATAACCCATTCACTTCCCCAAGAATCGTTGCTTCTAAGGTAAATGAACTTTCTAGACTCCAAGATTTCCCTGGCAGAAAGTCCTTCACTATGGAATTTACTCTTACTACCGAAGATAGTAAGGTAAGTCCAATGATTGACTTGGATAGAGTCAATGTTATTACTACAATGGATAGAATTAATGATAAGATTAGTGATTATGCAACTGATCTTAGAGTTAATTCTCTTGATGCTGATCCTTCTGCATCAATCTATGTGTCTAAACCAGTTAATCTTGAGAAATCTGCTGATGGATTGAAGGTTATGTTTGATGCGTATAGACATGCAACTAATGATATTAGAGTTCTTTATAGGATCTTTAGACCTGATACTCCTGCTGAGTATCAGTTGTTTGAACTCTTCCCTGGCTATAACAACCTTGATGGTGATGGTGTCACTATTGATGTTGCAAAGAATGATGGTTTACCAGATAGAAGAATCACTGGTTCTAACGGATTAGATGACTATCGTGAATATGAATATAATGTAAGAGATCTACCTCCGTTTACTGGATTCCAAATCAAGATTATTATGACAGGAACTAACTTTGCTTATGTTCCTAAGATTCGTGACTTGAGAGCAATCGCTTCTATTTGATATGTACATTAAAGTTAAAGATCATGCAGGACTTGTTAGAGACTCAGAGTCAAATGCGATTCTGAATAACTCTGACAAGGAATATGATGAATACATTAGATTGAAGAATAAAGCGTTGACTGAAAAACAAGAAATCGCTAATCTTAAAGAAGAGGTTGGTGAGTTGAAAGGTATGATGAAGTTGATATTAGAAAAATTGGATAAATAGTTCAAATCCGACCCTGATGGATAATGGCAGCAAGAGTTATTAATTTGGTGGTTGACCAGGGCGTAGATTTTGAAGCCACGTTCACAATTCAAAACCAGAACGCATCTGCATTAAATCTTACTGGATATACTGCAGAAGCCAAGATGCGAAAGCATCCTGCGGCAACAAAATACTACCCTTTTGTTATATCATTCCCTAACAGATTGGCTGGACAGTGCAAAGTTGCTTTTGCATCGACAGCTACTGCTGCAATAGAAGGTGGAAGATATGTATATGATCTTGTTTTGACTTCCCCTAACTCATATAAAACGAAACCCATTCAGGGTAACGTTCTTGTAGTGCCTGGAGTTTCCTGATGACAAATTACCTTGTATCAGTAAATACGCCAGGTGAATACAGAGTTGGAGTCGATTATGAGATTCCAACTAAAGCCATTCAATATGGTAACGTTGTAATTGATGATTTCAGTGGTGGTTTCAATGGAGTAGGAGTTACATTTGCTCTTGCTGAAAATGGAACTCCATATACTGCAATCAATGACCAACAACTAATTGTTGTTAAAAATGGTGGTGTACTGAATCCTTCACAAGATTTTACTCTTGCTGGTAGTAACATTATTTTTAATCAGGCACCATTACAAACGGATAATGTCTTTGTTATTGCTCTTGCAACAACTGCTGATCTTACCAGAACAATCAATTATGTAATTGATAGTGGTAGTTCGGATATGCTTGCAGGAAACAAAGGCAAGGTAACACTTGACGTAAGTGGAGTTATAGATTCTATTACTGTTCTTTCCGATCAGAATGGAAATGTAGCTTTTGAAATTTCCAAATCTAACTTCACAAACTATCCCACATTCACTAGTATAACAGGAGGAAACAGAGTAATCCTGTCTGGAGTTGACAAATACTTTGACGATGTACTAAATAATTGGGATAAGACAATTGTTGCTGGTGATATCCTTACATTTGAAGTGTTCGGAGTCTCAGGTATTAGAAGATTCCTAATCTCTTTAAAATTAAAATTATAAATAACATTAGTTCTTAAAAGTCTAACCCCTAGAGGAGTTTGTTTCGATGGCATTACTAGTTCCCAATATTGGTGAAATTGAGTCCCTCCGTTATCTGATTGCTCAGAATAACTTCGTGCAAGACCTAGAGGATACTTCACCAAGAAACCTCGTACTCAAACTGTTTACGAGTAATACGACCCCAGCGGAAGGTGACGTACCGTCTACCACAGCATATTTTGAACCATACATTGATGGTAACACCAATGGTTATGGAACGACAGCAAACACAGGTTATCCAAACTGTGTTAATAATAGATCAGATCAGAGTTACACTCAGCAGTATGGAATCCTGCTGAATGGATCTCGTTGGGTTATTAAGAACGTTGGTAGTGGTACAACCGCGACCTATCCAGAACAAACCTTCACCTTTACTGGTCCAGCTGGTAACATCTATGGTTACTATGTGACTAGAGCGAACAACATGCCTGTTGCACTTCAGGGTGTTGAGCACGCTGCAGGGGTTGGTATCGGAACAACTGTCTCGAAGGGTACAAACGTTGATCCTTGTATCGGCGTTGTTGGTAACTTCTACTTCAATGTAGATACTAACATCAACATGAATGACCTTACACTTGGTCAGTATGTTGCAGGAAACCCTGGTATTCAAACAGGAACTAGAATCATTGGACTTGACAGAGCTCTGAACGTTGTTTACTTAGATAAGGCACTTATCGACAACATTCAGCCTCAGACTGACCCATCGATTACATTTAGTTTCGGTAAGATTACCGCAACCAACCACGGACTAGTAGCTGGAGACATTCTTTATGTCGCTGCTGGTGCAGGTAACACAACTCTGGAATCGAACGTTTATACCGTATTCAACGTACCTAACGCAGATGAGTTCGTAACAACTCCTTCTCTGACTGCAACCGCAAACGGTGTTGCAGGTCTGAATACTGCGACCTTGTACTCCAGCATCATGTACGCTGAGAGATTTACAAACGGTCCATACAATATTCAGAACAACGGTGACCAAATTAAGATCACCCTGAACGTTGCACTTGACTGATTAATACATATAATTAGATCTTTATTATGTAAGGGAGGTGCTTCGACAGAAGTATCTCCCCTTTTTTATCAGATGAAGGTTTAGTATGTCTGCCCCAAAGGTTTTTACCTACGACTCGGCAAGAATAAACTATTTTGTCTCCGACACCTATGGTCAGATTACGGCCACAGCGGGGACGACAGAGGATTTTGGAAATATTTCAGATGCACCCGTAATTGAAGAAGACGCACTAGGTTTTAACCCTAACAATTACGGTATTATCACTTTTGTAGGCGATGTATATCCATTCGGAGAAATCGCAACTATTACAAACGGTCTAGAAGAGTCTGCAACCTTCGTGCCTTCTATTCCAATGGATCCAGTCCTTATCCAAGGACTTGGTAAGGTATCTCGTTCTCAGGCGCCTTGGCAAGGATCTGGCACCCTATTCGAGATTGGTGGCGGTCTGGAGAGACTGGTTATTCCCGACTTTGGGGCCGCAGGACCATTTCCTACCCTCCTCGGCGAGGCCCATACAAGCAATACGTTTGTCGAAATCGGATCTGGAACGCTTACTGTCTCTGAAGAGGCTGCAACGGCGGAATTCAACATATATCCGTTCGAATCAAGAATTACACTCACCGTTTCTGGTGGAACCTCACAGACATATCCAGACGAATTTATTGAAATTCGTCCTAATGAGGAAACCCTTAACGGTACACTTGAAGAGAGTAGAACGTATGACTACTCCTTCTACACTGGCGGTTTCGAAGAACTTGACTTCGGCACGGTTGTTATTAGACAAGGTGCAGCATTCTCTAGTGATGATGTCACCTTTGACTCTACACAAAATAATACTAATTCGTTTGCTGATGCCGATCAGGTAACATCAGAAGCATTTGGTGATATTTCTCAGACTCCAGCATCTTATGAAGATTGGGGTCAGATCGTTGCTGATGTTCGTTACGGTAAGTTGTCCACCAAGGCAACTTCTGTTAATGCACAGAACAAGGCATACGACAGATTTATCAGAGATTATGTTGGAGAAACTGCTCAACTGGTCAAACAGTCGGG